GTTTATTTATAATTTCTAATTTAACTACAGATTGAACACCTCTAATTTGTAAAAGTTTAGATTGTATGTCTGATAGAATAATTGGTTGATTAATTTGCCATTTATCTATATTAAAGTGGTCTTGTAAAGCTGATATACATAATGTTAATATATCTTTATTGGCATATCCACTTAACACAGTAATATCAAAATTAATACCAATATTAATGTAATAGGCATCCTTAATATTAATAGCATCAGTAACCATTCTATATTGATTAAGATAAGTTACTAGATTTTGTTTTAATGTTATAGGTGCTGGTGTTAATTGTTTACTATTATTATAAGATAAAATATATAAATCTAATGATAATGGGTTGTTTTGTTGTAATGTTGTAGTAGTTTGTTGTGGGTTAGAATATAGATCTTGAGAAATATAAGCTTTAGATACAACACCATATTCAGAAGGCATTGATAATGCTCTTACTATATAATCATCTTTAGTTACAGCTCTTAATTGAGTTGAAAATGAATATAAAGCATTTTGTTTAATTTCATCATTTGTGTCTCCATTTCTACCACCAGATGAAGGATTTGGATTTGTAGATACTATACTTTGTAATACATCATTACTTAAAGCACCACCACCACCAGGGAAAGTTACTCCAGATGTGTCTATAATAGTTAAATCATTAGCAGGTACATTTGATGTAATTCCACCACCAACTAAATATTTTACTGTTAAATCACCATCAGGTACTAATCCATATTCTTGAGTGAAGAAAGTACTAGCTTTATTGTAGTTATTAGTTAATAATGAAATACCAGGCACAGTACCCGTTCGGATATTGTCTGGGGTTGGTATAATTTGAGTATCACTTTTATCTATTGGTCTTACACCAGCTCCAAACTCTATTTGTAACGTACTATCAGATAAAATTCTAGAAACAAAACGTCTAGGAGTATTTTGTAATTGTAATAAATAAGGAACTTGATCTGTATTATAAGACGGATTAGCTACTGGTTTGAAAATAGATGATTGTGCTAAATAAGGAACTTCATACCATTGATTTCCACCACTACCCGTAATATTTAATATTTGTAATATGTTACTATCAGTAATAGTTGCAGTTGCAAACTTTTGATTTGAACCTACATTAATTGTAGTTTCTTTTAGTTCTGCTGATATAGCAGGAACTGATTTTTTAAATAGGTAATTATTTGAATCTATAAAAGTAATTTCAGTACTACCAGTATCTGTAAAATCTATTTGCTCGGTAGTTAAAAATTTAGTACCAGTTGAAGTAGAAGTAAGAGCAGTATTTGCTGGTATAATTAAGCCATATTGAGTATAGTTTGGAGATGTAACGGGGCCTATTGTTTGGGCAGGAACTAATTGGTAAATATCAACAATAGTATTTGATGCATATGATGCTTTAGGACGATAACCCATTACATATGCTTGTGCATATAAATTTTCTTTTTCCTTAGCATATAATAAGAAATTTTCTTGTACTTGAGTGTCTAAATAAAATGACATAACATCACCAACATATGATGACATTTCAATAAACATGTTACCTGGAGTGGCTTCAGAGAAGTCATTATATGTTGTTGGGAAATAAGTTTTAGCATACTGCTGTAGTGCAGTTTTAAAAGAGCCAAAATCTTTATTTAAATATGATATATTTTTATCTTCGTTAGCCATTATTAATTAAATTGTACTGTTACTTGGTCGGGTGTTGATGATATTATTAAAAAATAATTTACTGTTAAATCTATAGTATTAAAATCATTATTAGAAACTACTGTAATATCTGTTACGGATATTTCAGGAACAAATACTGCTATACTATTATTTAAATTTTCTTTTAAATTATCTATATTATTTTCGGTAATTCCTTCAAATAAAAATCTTCTTAAATTACACCCAAAATTTGGATTCATTACTCTTTCACCAACATCTGTTAATAATAAATTAACTAGATTAGACTTAATTTGATCTTTAGTTGTAAATGTACTTTTAAATACACCAGGACCATCAAAAGGTAGTGATACCCCAATAGCAATATTCTTCTGTAAGTCTAACGGATTTACACGTATCGTTTGAGGTATAGGCATATTAATCTAATTGTCTTAATCCTGATCTGTCCATTGGTGTCATGTTAGCAGCAGCATCAGCAATAAACGCGGCGAATGGATTTACCCTTTCACCAGTAGCTTCATCAACAGCATCAATTACTTTTAATTGTTGTTGTGGTTGTTGAAAACCAAATGCATCACCCATTTTACTACGTAGAGATGCTCTAACATCTGGGTTACCAGGCATTACATCTGCGCTACTGTAACTGAATGTTTTGTTTTCACGCAATGCTTTTTTCTCTTGTTTAGCCATGTGCTCTTCAAGAATGTATGGTAACTCTTCATGAATAGCATCGATTACTGCTTCTTTAATTAATTTTTTAAATAATTTAGTATTCATAATTATAAATATTTTATCCTTGTAAATTTCGTTGATCAATAACTAGTTTCAGTTGGTCTATTAAGTCGTTAGGGTCTAAGGTAAATGATAATTCACTTTTTAATACTTCAACTCCATCACGATCAATCGCAACGGCGTAGCGACGTTTATTACCTTTAACTTCAAACGTTTTATTTTCTTCTGTTTTAATTTTAAATTTAAATCCTTTATATGGTGGAAATTCCTCATCAGTTATAGGAAGAAATGTATTAGATAGATCAGCAAGCTGCTGTTCATTTAGATTAGATGATTTGTCTCCTAACAATTCATTAACAGCTTTTAATCTTTCGATTAAATCGTTTAGTTTTACAATTTCATTTTCCAAAATTGTATTAGCAATGGATGCTACAACACTAATAGAAGCTATCAATACCGCTGCTCTATTTAATGATTTAACTATTCTCATAATTAAACTTACAGGAATACCAATACCAGGAGGTACAGCAGTAGGAATAGGAATAGCAGATAATACTGCAACAATTGCTGTGAATATAGCTATGTAAGTTGATATTTGAGAAATAGATTTTTGTAAATTATCTAATTTTCTAATACTACTATTAATTAAAGTAACAGCATTGTTTCTTAAATTAATTGCTATAGCTATAGTTTCAGGTGTGTTTGCTTGTTCGATATAAACATTTACTTGGTCTACTAGTTCTTCTAGTTTTGCTCTTTGAGATAAAACAGAAGCAAACTGTTTTGCTAGTTGTAAGGCAATAATTGGTGCTAAAGTTTTAGCAGCATTTTTAGCTACTTTTTTAGCTAAATCTCTTCTTGCTTTTGCTCGTTCAGCTTTATTTCTTGTTATTCTTTTTGTTTTTTTTAAATTTCTTTTATTTTTAAAAAGTTTTATTTTAGCTAAGGGATCAGCAATTATTTTTGCTAAATCTTCGTTAAGTTTTAAACTTAATGCATCTAAATTATCTAACTTTTGTTGATAAGCCTCATTTTCTTTTATAACAGCTTTATCATATTTTTCCTGAGTGATTTGTTTTTCCTTTAGTAAAACATCTAGACGTTTTAATTCTGTATTATGATCAATTCCTACTTTAATGGATAAAGTAATTGTTTCTTGTATTTGATCTTTTAAAGTTTGTGCTTTACCTGAAGCGACAGATATAACTTTTTCCTTAGCTTTATTTACTAATTGATCTCCAAAAGTCTTAATAGCAGTAGATGAAGATATTGTTTTAAGAATACTAGGAGAAATTACAGCTCCTACATTTATATTATTTGCCATTAAGCTGTAAAATTTTGTTGTGATAAAATTCCTTCTAGATTATTATTAATTCGATCTATATCGTTTAATAAACTTTCAGCAGCTGCATTAATATCCATAGCCGGAGCTCCTTCAGGACTACCAACTACAGTTGAAAGAGAAGCACCAAAACTATATAAACTATCTAATAAATTTTCTAATATAGTATTTAACTTATCGCCTAATACTAATGGTTCAGTTGGTAATTGATTATTTACAGTACCTAAAAAAATCGTATTACTACTAAGATGAACTCGTTCATCGGCATTTAAATTAATAATATTTTTAGTATTTAACTCAATATTAGTTTTAGCAAAAATCATTACTTCATCACGTTTAGAATTTAATACTACTCTATCACTATTAATAATAACTTGA